CAGAACCGGCAGTTTATGAGACTGACGCTCTAACCAATTGAGCTATGTCCCCATATTTCTTCTATAGTATGTCACATGTTCGCGGCGCTGTCAAGGATTTTTTCAATCAATCTTGTCCCAACGGGTTGGATGGGCGAAGAACCGCATAGCCTCACGCAGAGCATCGATCACGATCGTCCGTTCCTCGGTGGTGCTGATGTCAACGCCTGCGGCAGCAGTGTTCTCCATCACCAGTTCGATAAAGGCGTTGGCGTAGGCTTGCTTCAATTCGTCGTGTGTCATCCTCTCTCCTTACTCTTGTAATATAGCACGGCGATCACAGGCTGTCAAGGATTTTCTTTTTAATAGTCTTGTGGATCCCAGGGTTGACTTGCGTAACATGAGGCATCATGACATGGCGAATATAATTGCGCCGGTACTTAGTGTTTGAGTTGCTTGGGTCGCCAGCTACAGGAACTTCCTTGCGAATACACCACAAAAGCAGATCGCGCTTCTCCGTCGTGAGAAACGGGCGGATATAGTTGTCCCTCTCCGTTGGGATGAGCATGCCACAACCGTTCAAGCTTGTAAAGATCCAATTCTCCACAACATCGTCAAGATGGTGTGCCGTAATAATCTTCCTGTTCGTGCTCTCAGCGAAAAACTTATAACGCTTCTCTCGCCACCAAGCCTCATGGGAAACGCCATCCGGCATCACCTCTTCACACTTTCCCACAATCAGTTTAAGTTGGTGCTTTTCACAATAATCACGCACAAGGGCTTCGGCCTCCGATGCGTATGGAGTGCCGTGATTATAATGCAAGACAAGAACATCATGTGCTCGCCTCACAAAGTCGAGGATAGCCATACTATCAACGCCGCCGCTAACTGCAATAGCAACCTTTGCTGGGATTGGGTACGAAACTTTGATCATTTGTTTTCTTCTATATAAAAGTAGGCCCACCAGGAATCGAACCTGGAACCGACGGATTAAGAGTCCGTTGCTCTGCCAATTGAGCTATAGGCCCGGAAAGCTGCCCCTCTCGGATTCGAACCGAGGACACGCGGATTAACAGTCCGCTGCTCTAACCAACTGAGCTAAGGGGCAATATTTTATTTGTTTGACTCTTGCGCCTGAAACGCTCCAAAGATTCTATTGACCACAAACATGAAAGTATCAGGCTTGACATCTTCGTGTGCGATCATAGCAAGGAGTCTGGTAATTTCTGATTTTGTCATTCTTCGTTCTTCTGGTTGGATTGTGAGGCTGTATAAAATGGCACGCCCTGTAGGATTCGAACCTACGACCCACAGCTTAGAAGGCTGTTGCTCTATCCAACTGAGCTAAGGGCGCATATCTTTTATAATTATTGCACGGGCGATAATCAATGTCAAGGGTTTTTTGTCAAGTGGTTGTCAAGTGAAAGTGGGAGATGGTGGATTCGAACCACCGTAGGCAGAACCGGCGGTTTTACAGACCGCTCCCTTTAACCACTCGGGCAATCTCCCCCATAACAAATATTACTCAAACACTGACGATGCTGCCATGGCGGCAATAGTGGCACACAGCAGCGTTGCTCCGATTACTTCCATTTTGTTTCCTCCTTCTCAATTGAATTAAAGTCGGGGCGGCAGGATTCGAACCTGCGACCCTCTGCTCCCAAAGCAGATGCGCTGCCAGACTGCGCTACGCCCCGAAAAGTTTAAGTAATTTCGTAGGGATCGTGCTTTTGTTGCTCGCTTAGTTCAGAGGTTGCGTTATCACTAACGAAATCTTCATGGAAATAAACGGGATGACTACCAGGGACAAGAGCGATCAAACACTTGCCGTCTGTGCTTGCCTCCTGTGCAACCGCTGGCCAAGTATCCTTGCGAGAAATTTGGCCGGTTTGGCGACTATAAGTAAGTTTGCCATGCGCGTCTTGATAAATTGCGGTGTAGGTCATTGTTTTATTTTCTCCATGGTTTGGTTTGTTGCATATAAAATGGTGGGTTGTCTGGGGCTCGAACCCAGGACCGACGGATTAAAAGTCCGATGCTCTTCCAACTGAGCTAACAACCCATAATTCCTGTCTGGAAGCCACTCCAGATAAACCCTAAAGAATCTTACATCATCTTCACTCCATTTCAGGAGTCACAGAAGGCTTTTACCGGGCAGGAAAGTGATGGCGGAAGCGGTGAGATTCGAACTCACGGTAGGTTTCCCTACACTGGTTTTCAAGACCAGAGCCTTAAACCGCTCGGCCACGCTTCCAAAGTGGAGATAAAGGGATTCGAACCCTTGACCTTCTGCGTGCAAAGCAGACGCTCTCCCAACTGAGCTATATCCCCAAAAGGGAGCACACTTTAGCCGGTGTGCCAGCAGCTTTTGTTCCATAAGTTTCTGATGTTGATTAGTTTACCTTTGCTATTGTACACCATGACTTCCAAATTGTCAACCTGTATTTTGCTCTCTACAGGATTTTTCTCAAAATTAGATGGTAGGACAGGCGGGAATCGAACCCGCATGCTTACAGAAGCGAGAGATTTTAAGTCTCTTGTGTCTACCAATTCCACCACTGTCCCTGATTGCTCTATAAATATAGCACCTGAAGGTTTGGAAGTCAAGCGCTTTCTTTACTTTTTATGTCAGGTGGTTGTCAGCAGATCTTGAAAATCTCATCCTCGGTGAAAAATCGATAGGATCCGTCCGTACAGAAAACAACGTAAAGAACCTCAACATTGTTTTCAAGATCGTGCTCGGCATAATCAATATCAACTATCACCCCGTGAAAAGGTGTGTAGTCATCATCATCGTTGTGATAGGTAGGATAATAGAAATACTGATAGAAGTAGTACCAACACTTAACGAAGTCTCCCACGTGGTAGCGGGGTGATTTTTTGTCATCATCCACGCAGTAACTATCACGCTATATTCTCTTTACCCAATCAATTGGATACCATTGTTCCAGTTCTGTTGTTTTATTGATCTCGTACATCGATGGATTGGTGAACCACCGAATTCTCACAAACTCTTTTTTCGGCTTTTTGGCCCAGCTTGCATTGTAGCGTAGGGCGGCGTCGATCTTATCTGGATACTTCGCACTTTCGCAGAGTTGCATGCGATAGGCGGCGCGGCGACTGTAATTGTGACCAACATCTTCAAGTGTTTCCATAAACTCATCAAACGTAATACCGGCTTGTGCTGCTATGACCACATCTTCTACATGCTCCAGCACGATCCCCATCCCTTTGTTTTTGCGGCGATACATACAAACTAAATCGCCAACTTGTATCTTGGGCACAGTTGTCTCCCTGGCAGTCATCAATATAGCACAGTGACAGAATTAGTCAAGGCTTTAATTGTCAAGAAGCTGTTAATCAATCGTCTCTTTTCTTCATATTAACGACTGCATCGATGTAGCCCGGTGGCACCTTCTTTATAATGTAGCGCCAGCCCATCCACTTCTTACCAGTGTCGAGAGCTTCCAATAAAAATGGCTCCAGACTTTTGGCTGGCTCTTCACGTTCAAGCATTAAAACTATGTGAGTGCCGCCATCATCTGATTCAAGTTGTGCGCCGAACCTTCCGTCAAATACACTGGCAGCATGTATCATTAGTTCTTTTATTGCTTCGTCTTTATCGGACTTTTCGCCTATATAAAACTTCGCCATCTCTATTTGCCTCCTTTGCTGAGAATTTCTACGTTATCGTCTATTATATCCAAAATGATCAAATGGTGGTCCCTGGACTCAATATCCGAATGAACGACTATAGCATTGGGATCAACCTGGGATACTTCCATCACTATACCATAGCGATAAATTGGATCAGAACCCAGCAGCCCGGTTTCGCTGGCCTGGAACACTCTGTGGCCCACTACCCACCTAATGTAAGCCCCTTTCTTTGCTCTCTTCTCCACATAATAACTATGCGGATCAAGGCACTAAACGCTCTCTATATGCCGTTTCAGTTGTTCGTGACCACCAATTATGTCACTTTCTTCACCCATAACAGCAACAATTATAGGAAATGTGGGCCAAACAAGCCTGTCTCTTATCTCGTCTCGATAATCTGCGGAGAAATCACAGTTTATAAAAACGTATTGTAAATCGTTCTCCATCAAATCTGCTGTCGCTCTTAGGCATGAAGGACAGTCGGTGATTCCATAAACTTTATAGTACATTTTACTCTCTTATTTTGGTTTTGAATATCTTAACGAATTGGGCGTTGCTTTGGTATTTTACTTCGTAGTCGTGTTTGCCCTTGAAAACATTTCTCAACGAAGTTAAAGAGCATTTGTGGGCCGCGTTTTCGTAAATCATGTATACGGGGGATGTGCCCTTGTTGCAAATAGATATGGCATCGCGGTGTACAGCTTTGAGAGAAGAGTACACCCCTAAAAAATTGTCGAACTTGTCAAACAAGCAATAGATATAAATCTTGGTCATTAGTTCTCTAAACTTAAGTCATCGGAAAAAGAATCAGCCAAAGTCTTGTTGGCTATTCCAAGCACCTCTTCGACAAAGGCGATCTTGTTGCGGAGCTTTTCGGCAGTTTCATCGTCTGTGGCTTCTTTTTGTTCCTGCTTTATTTGTTCTAACTGTTCGATTGTTTGTTGATAAAGACCCATAGCATAAATGCTTTCTATGAAGCTTTGTATGTTTTTTCCGCTTTCAGCAAACGGGCCGATTTGGAAGAAGCTATTTTTACGAGCAGCCATTACGAACCTCCTGGGCTCTTCTTAACTATCGATTCGATAATGCTGGTCAAAAATTCAGTCTGAATTTTGCAATCGAGTATTTCTTTTCTCAACTTCTCTTCTCGATCGGTCATAATCTGTAGCTGGATTTTACAGAAATTAAATATTCGCTGCTCGTCTTCGCTCATTAGTTCCTCCCAGAACAACCTTTGCACTTGGTGTGTCTTTGTGTTTTTCTTTCTTCGGCGGTAAGACTTATCTTTTTGAACTTTGCTATGGCATCGCTAAATACCTTGCCGTTGCCTAAGCATCGAATATAGTTCTCCTTTTTGTTGTATGCTCCACATATCACTATTGTCATTGTGGGCTCATACAATAGGTATTCGCCGGGAAATACTTTAGAATCGGTTTTAATTTCTTCGAAATTCATCTCATGCTCATATATCTATCGTATGCATCGTACTTCATGTCATCAAGTTTTTGTAGCATTTCCTCGCGACGAAGTATTTTAAATGCTATGTTTTCAGCAGAAAACTCTTGATCGGGGCCTTCCAGACCGGCACGTCGCATATTTCTTATCTTTCGCTTAATAGTCTCTATGGCTTTCATCGCGGACCCAAAGCGGCCCCTGTCCATAATGTACTGGATTAAATTTATTCTTGTGGCTATGTCGTCGCTTTTCTTTCGGGCCAACTGAATTTGAATATCGATGCTCGCCGGATCTGGATTTTCGATCCACTTTTCGTCGCTTATTGAGTAAATCCCAGAAGATTTATGCTCTTCGTTCACATCCTCAACATATAGCTCAACTTCATAGCCGTGTATCTTAATGTTGTGGTTGTTGTTCCACCTGATTCTCGCATTGTCGAAGAACGCTTTGACAAGCTCTTTGTTTTCGTCTAACTTGCTAAAATCAACCACAATATGTAAATCAATATCCGAATACTTAGACCAATTATAATTTGCCAAAGAACCTGTTAACCTTAAATCTTCAATCGCGATCGGCATGTCCAAGCCGTCAATGAAATCCTGGGCTATCTTTTCAAGTCTTCGCGAAACTCTCTTGCACAAGTGCTCGCCTTCTTTCCAGAATTTAGGATTTAGTTCTGACTGCTTTTCAAATGTCTCTGGCTCAACATCCTCAAACCTAAGACGATCAGTACCGGAGCGTTTAGTTTTAGTGTTGTAGGGCGCGCCACTCTTTAGGTTTTTGTGACCAGCAACTGTTGAGTAAATGTCGTTCTTCCGGCGTTGCTTTTTGTATCTCTTTTGCGCCTTGCTCTTAAAAGGAGTTGGTTCCGGTCGTGGCCGCTTATCGCGTCGAGCCTCGTTCAATATTTCAAACCATTTGTCCATATCCTAATTAGCCTCCATCATAAATAGTCTGTTCCCCATCTTCAAACGTAATAATCGTTTTGTTGGTAGGGTGAGACTTGATGTGTATTTTAAGAAAGTCATCGAATGCATCAAAGAAGGCGATCGAGCCTCTTGGGGCCGGCGTTAGCCAGTGTATGACAGTGTGACCGGTGGCAAATGTGGCACCCTCGATGACCACGCCCTCGCCGGATATGCCCGTTTCATCATGTTGCCGGCACACTGTAAAGGTTCTTATCCCTTGCGGTGCTCTATTACTTGGCCTCTTGGGCTTTAGGTCTTCTGGCTGGGTTGAAATCTCTTTTATCTCTTCTTCTGTATTCATGCTTCACCTTCTGGTTCCTTTTCTAACAATATTTCAAAACACATGCCCTGTATGGCCTCTAAGGCTGCTTTGTCTGCTTCAAGTTCGCCCACACACTCTTCTTCTGTGTATTCAGCAGACTTCATCTTAGATTTGATCTTAGATATCCCCTCTTGGAGATTATTGATTTTACGCTCTATCTCGCTAATTGTCAATAAAATTCCATCATAACCATGACAGCTCTTCTTTTTAGACATCGTGTGGCTCCTGCAAGTCCGTACTGTGACAATACTAATTAGTTTCTTTTTCTTCTTGCGGAACAAGGTCGTCATATTCCATGATCGTTGACCAATCAACCTTGTATGCTGGGACCACTAAAACCACATTTTCTAACACCTGATATCCGTTAACTACACTGCTTCCAACATCTATAGCGATAACGTATCCTATGTAATCTCCGGTCGATGAAAATACGCCTGAGCCGGAAGAGCCCGACCATGCGTATGATAAGATATATAGGTTTCCGCCATGTGAATAGCCTGCTATGGTGCCCGGTATGGTTAGTGGCCCGAGACTATTGGGAAATCCAGTATATAATGTTCTGCTCATCATGGATAGTGATCTGTTCCACTCTTTTTTGGAAGATGGCAAGCTTCTGGGTATGTGAATCGGCTGCCTGTCGTCAATCTCGTAAATCTCAATTAGAGCGTAATCAGATATCTGATTGAGTTCTATAAATCGTTCGCAAGGATATATGTCATCTCCGCTCAATATTCTGGTGCTTTCGCATGGGCCTAGGATGCCATGCATTGTTGTTATAACAAAATAGCGACCATCCATAGTAAAATACGTTCCGGTCGAAGAGGCTATAACTGCCTCGTCATCATCAGAAGTCGAAAGGACACGGACGGCGCTTTTTCTGGCTCTCTCTATGGTTTTCTGCTGAGAGTCGAAGTCTAAGTCGGGAGCATTATTGTCAACAGAAGTAATCTTTTCATATGCTGGGACTCTTTCGTGAACAAATATCGAATATGATATCGCAAGTCCGATTAATCCCGAAAGAATCACAACTGTTGCCAGACGAGCAGCCTTGCGAATTCTTGCACCCATACAGTATGTATGTCGCTAAACTTGTTTTTGATAGCTGAAAAAGCACGGCAACTCTTCTAAGCCTGATTTTTTAGCAAACCACACCAAATCTTCGCCACCTGTAATCTTTATTCTGCCGTTTTGCCCAATCGCCAAGTAAACTGGAGCTTGCGGGCCCGTGGAGATAAAGTGCTTATATCTTCCTTGGAAATCCTTCATGTCCCCTCGGTATTCGCTTGTGATAAACGGCAGCAACTCTTCTACTGGCATCATGACGTGATATCGCATATCAGTATAGTTTGTGGGCGCGTCATAAGCCATCACGCCTCCCTCAACCCAATCATCAAGTATTGATTGCAGTTGCGGCCTTGGGGTAGGCATATCGCGGGTCTGCTGGCGTCTGACTGAGCCTAAGTTGCCGGCCAGACCTCCCACGTTATCAACGCCATAACCAAAAGCAGAGCCCATCCCAAGCTCGTTAATAACACTCTCGCGCACGGTGCGAATTGTGCCTCTTCGATTTGTTCGATGAATAGAAGAAACAGTTAAAATTTTAAGGCCACGAATTCTTCTCAGGGCAGGCAACAAAACTTTATCGCGATAATCAACTCTCGATTGGGCGCCCAACAATTCAAATTTGATATCAAACAAAACAAAACCAGCAGTAGGAGTTATGTTTCTTTTTCGTGCTGCAACGGGTCGCACAGTAGTGACACCTTCAATTCCGCGAATTTCCGTTGCAGTCTCTGACTCGGACCCCCCTCTATGTCGCTCGATAGTACAACCAACCTCTATATTATAGATGCGAAGATCATATGAAGGATCGAGTTCGTTTAGCAGGTTATCTATTTTTATAACTTGTTCTTCCATGGCCGAGTCATTAGAGACACCCATTCTTTCTTTTTGTGCCAGCACGTATCTGGAAAAGTTTCTTGGATATATAGGTGTACCTGGGCCATCTTGCGCTACGTTGGCGACAGGACCGTATCTTCTAAAAGTGAAATTCCCTAACGGATTAAGATAGACATGCCACATAATAAATTTCTCAATTGAATCAAAATTGCTCCAATTAGACTCAAACCACCTTAAAATCGAAGCTATGTCTATACTGGATTGCCTCTCCATGGCATTACTATCGGCATTAATATCAAGGGGGTCAGGATTGTCGTCGTGGCGAGTCGCAGGATCCATATATGGGCCTAACTTATAAGCACTCACTATGTTATTTAATGCTGATTTGAACTCTTGTTCCGATTCCATCATTTTCTTCTGTTCTTGGGTATTCTTGCGTATTTTGGTGTACCCTGCCTCAAACAGTTCTTCTGCTGTTTCGATCAAAATCTTTGGATTTTTATCTAAGATTCCAAGAATATTTTTGACTACCTCAAACTCTTCGCTGGGTGTATTAACATCAACTGTCATAAAATATTCCCAAGAAAATGCCATCTTAGGATATGCATTAAAGGGGACGCTGCTGGTGTCCTTCATGGTCCGCGCTATAAAATTGGAATCACTTGCTAGAACTACTTCAGGCTCATAATTTTTATAGTCGTCACCAAAATCGAGCTTCATCTGTCGTGACACATTGTTTAGCGTGCCAGCAACTTTTTTCTGCAAAGCAGAGGAAAATATTGCATTTATTTCAGGCCCCTCAAGAACAAACGTATGTGGACCTTCGCGGTGGACGCGCATATCTAGATTTCCACCCCAAATCAATGGCAGAATTCCCCAATAAGATGCCTGAGTGGGCGCTACGGTATATTGCATGTCTTGCGACAAGTCATAGTGTACACCGGACCAAAGTTCAATTTCTGAGAGGCCGGGGGTGTCGGTGGCAATTTCGGGGGAGAACTGAAACTTTATCTTGCCAACGTCATCCACAGTGACATCAAAATTATTTA